GGCCAGAAACAAAAAACTCGAGAATCCTGGGAAAAATGGTTGGCGAAAGTTCGTACATATGAGATTCCGAGTGAGTTTTTTATAGGTTTAGAACGAATAACTAATATGACGAGAATGCTTCTTGAGCGTGGTTTATTAATCTCTGTAGGGATGAAGTGGGCAAGAGGAGGAGCAGATTATCTTGCTAAACGTTTGGGTATAAAATTTGGAGAAGAGTGGAAGAAAGCTTTTGGAGATGGAGACTTTTCTAGTTTAGATCAGTCAATACACTATATTTTCATACAACTCTTTTATCAGATGGCAGGTGTTTATTATAAGCGTGATCATCCATCGTATGCGGAAATGATGAGAGCTATAGATTTTATAGCTCGAACAGTAGCGGCGAGAGTGGTAAGATTCTTCCAGAGACTATGGGCAATAGTAATAGGAAAGATGCCATCAGGAGCATGGATGACTTCTCATGGAGATTCATGGATAGTAGGCTTGTGGTTTTTTATGTTTGGTGTAATGCAGATAATAAAAGCGCCACAGGAGATGCGAGAGAAAATGGAAGCAGATTTAATTTCTAGGGTAATTAATATTGTTGTCTATGGAGATGATCATATTATGACTACTGATAGAGGAAAAACTCAACAATATTTTAACATGATTCAGTTTAGTCTATGGTGCAAGGTCTACTTAGGTGCAGAAATGCGGGACATAAGACCAGATGTGCCATATACTGTCCAAACTCGAAATGGATACCGAACTTCAGAAGGAATAGTTTATTTGAAACACTATAATGTTCGAAATAGATCCTTTCATCAGGAAGGGGGACAACAACCTTATTATCTCCCATATCGTAGTATGTCAGATTATCAGATAAAATCAGTTTGGGGTCGGGAATGTAAGGATCGGGATATTTATGATTTTATTTTGTCCCTAATAGGTCATTCCTATGGAACTTATGGATCAAATTTTAATGCTTATAGTTGGTTAAAAGCGGCCTATGTTTCAGCATTTCGTATCCTAGAAAAAGATGGTATTACTCCCCAAGATACTCTTGGAACAGCGATAAATCGTTCTCACACGAACATAGATTATGTTAAGAAAGCAAGGCAGGCAGATATTTCTATGGAAAATTTACAAAAGGGCTTTCCTACGTGGGAGACATTAATAAAGAAGAATGTTTATGACCCTGTGTATCATGAAGCTACACGTAATGATTTCTTAGAACGTTAAAATCGAAGGGGAAAAAGGAAA